AATGCGGTGTAGGCCTCTCCGCCTTCACTCTCGTTGGTCCAGGTTCCGGCTTCGTTTGTGTACGCCCAGCCGTTTTGATCAGCCGCCACGTCGGTGACCATTGACCAGGTCGCAACACGCTCAAGAACATTTCCGACCATGTCGTAGCAGCCTAATGTGGACACGCAATTCGGCAAAGTCCCGGTGGCGTGGCTGCCGGCATTGGCTGCCGCGGTCCAGCAGTTGTCGTTATTGTTCGCTCCTGGAGGCGTCCCAAACACAGCCATGCTCCACTCCTCGTTCGAGCACAGCCGTTTACCTGCGTTCATACAAGCCTTGTACTGCTGAAAATATGTTCCTGAGACCCACGGCGTGGCGTTGTAGGCTGATGCTGCGGCGTTGCCAGCGTGGACAGCCTTGCCCGTTCCGCCAGAGTCACTGGCGATGTAAATATCGATCATCCAGCTTGAACCGGGGAATTGAAGCATCCCTGGCTTGGGGCCTTTCTCTGGATAGTCTACATCCGCATCGCTGCGTGCGCTACCGATGGAATACCGCAAGATGGCGCTTCCTACATTGTTGTGGAACCAGCCGATGAGTCGGAAATTGGCATATCCGGTCGGGGCGGTAGCGCTGAGCGAAATGATGGCGTCGAATTGACCAGGCACTGCCCCAGGCACGGCATGGACAAAGTAATCCTTCCCGGCGGCCTCCGCGCCGGTATCGAGATTCGCAAATGTCACGTTAAAAGCAGCGGCACGGTCATACGCCACCCCGTTGATAATCAGTCCGCCAATGCCGATGCTTATAGTGGATACATCTACCCAAGACAGAAAGCACTTATGCTTACCCGTCGTCATTACAATGTCTGCTCGTAAACTATTATACTGGGTAGCTAAAATTCCTCCGCCTGCTGCTACATCTGCTGAGTGAATAGTCATATTATTCTCCTATTAAGACCATGTGGCGCCGACTGTGGCCCACTGGTTGGATCCGTCTGATAAAAGTATCTGCGTTCCCAGGGGCGGTATGTAACACAATACCGCCGCAGCGGGGGTCTTGATTGTGAGCGTGAAAGTTGCGCTCCTGTTGAGAATATAAAAAAGGTGATTTGTGGTAGCCAGGGCCGGCAAGGTCACGTCTCTGGCCGCAGTCGGTGAATAAGACTGGATCGGATAATCGGCATCCACCAGCACCTTGTTGCCAGCAAGACTTTGCACATTCCCGGCGCCGGCAGTTCCTGGATATATCCCAACAGCGGTCTCGATGGCCGTGACCTCAGCCTGTAGGTCGCCTACATGAGCAGCCAGGATGACATCGCCGTCTGCTTTGGTTGTAAATGTTTTTATTGCACCAGGAAAAGAGGCAGGCATAAGGACTCCTTACAACGTCTGAATACCGTTCAGTCTGAGCAGTTGGGCAATCTCACGAGCCACTTCCATCGGACTCTTCGACCCGTCAATATTGAAAGTAATATTATTTCCACCCCCTCCGGATCCCCCCAGCGCCGCCATCGCATCCTGCTTGGTAAGGATGTAACCACCCCCAGACACGAACACTTCTGGAGTGCTGGATGCGCTCTCGTTCCACAAATAGGAATTAGGTTCAATCGGGCCGCCGGCCCCCATCCACTGGGCAGGATCCCCCAGACGTTGTGTCGTTCTCGGGGCGTCGGTGTAGTAATTGTCATAATGGTTTGTGGTGATATTGATCGCGGCTTCAGTCAGCTTTGGAATGCTCGCCAGATTCTGGGCGATATGCAACGATTCAAGGGCGGCTGCGTAGGCTTCGTCAGTGAGTAACCCAACGGCAAGTCGATAGTCCAAGACTTTTCTAATATCATCTTCGGTGAATGCGCCATCAGCCGTCAGTTGTGCCTGCAGAAACCCCGCTATCATTTCGTTTGTGGCATCCTGAGCGGCTTTCTCTGCGACTCCAAGAGCCCCGCTCATCTCTTCCACTTTCTCGCGGGCGTTTTTGATTTCTGCACTGCCTTCGGGCCACTTTGCTTTGATAAGCGCCAGCAGTTCTTGTTGTGCTATGGAAAGGTTATCCGAAGCCGTTTCTATATTCGTCACCCCGGTTTCATATTGCTTTGCAAAACTGATAATACTGGCGTATTCCTGCCCCGCTTGCTGCATCGCACTGTTCGTGTCGACTATCGCTAACCCGAACATGTCATAAGAAACAGTAGCAGTATCTGTGGTTGCTACCACCGTAGAAAGTCGTTCGTTCATGTCACTTAATGCTTTATCAGTGGGCGGTAGGGTTTGGTAGAGTCGATCAAGCTCCGCCTGGTCATATATAATCGCGGCAGTGTAAACATCCCAAGCCGACCCCCCTTCAAGCGATGTCCCTCGTAAAGCCTCCAGACTTCCCTTATTAGCCGATAAGTTGTTAGTGAGCTTCGCTATACTTTCATTCGTTACTTCCACATTGGTCGAGTATCCAGCCTGCGCAAGTTCGACTACTTTCAACAATTCCTCATGTGTCACCAAATGACCATTTACCCATGTTAGCCCTAGCATATAATTATGGACTATATCAACTCCCGCCTTTTGTGCCTGCGTAACTGCATTGGTCTTGTCGGCGACGGTATAAAGCGCATTGGAAATCTTTGGCAGCAGCCCAGAATTTTCCATTAACGCAATCGAGGATGCACCAAGGGCTTCTTTCACTTCGCCCCATGCTGTACCAACCGCTTTTGTCTGCCCGGCATACGTGCCCATTAAGGCAATAGCCGTCCCGCCATATCTTCGAGTCAGCTCATCCATTATCAAGACCAGGGCGCCCCCTGAATCTCCAGCCGCAATCTGCTCCCGTATCTGCGCCTTCAGCGCTGTGCTGAAAGCCCAGGTGCGCGGGATGACGCCGGTCTCCAGTACCCGTGCGATCTGGGTAGCGTTGCTGGATAAATCCCCGCCGAAGGCAGCCGACATATCCGCGGCAAGGGTGACGACCGCCTCCATTTTGTCGGTCGGCAAACTTTCAAACTTATTGATGGCCGTAAAAGCCGCCTTGATTGATTCGTCGTCAAAGTTGGTGGTTTTCATCAGGGCGTCGGCAAACATACCAATCTGGGCGGAGCTTATCTCGGCTCCCCGTCCAGTGGACAGTAATGACTGCGCCAGTAAAACCTCAGCTGTCTCAGCCTCTGCCGCTGAACTGACTATATCCCCCATTAATTTATAGGCGGCCATCCCCGCCCCAACCAGAGACGTGAATCCAATCACGCTGCCGACCAAGGACGTGGTCAGACTCTTCATCTGCCCGTCCAGGCTACTGGTGGCAGCCCCTGTCGCCGGCAGAGTGTTTTTGGCAAGGCCGTCCAGGGCGCCGCTCGTTTTCTCCAGAGCGGCGTCAGCCTGGGAGCTGTCAAATAACATTCGACCTACAACGTCAAAAACACTCTCGTCGCCCATCGTTTTACTTCCTTCTTGGGCGCCTTGCCAGGGCAATTTCGAAGGATATGATCTTTTGAATATCCTCGATTTCCACTGGCAAACTCACTCCGTAATTGCTCCAGAGCAGGCGCCTCAAGAAAATTGTATATGCCCAGTCCGGTAGATCGTCGCTCAAGCCTTGGGCGTACTTTCCAAGGTCTCTACCGGACGGATCGGGTTTTTTGGCAGCAACTCCACAAAGGCATTAAGAATGGCAATGCCATCCCAGACAGAAAGTTTCTTGAAGCCATCGATAGTCGTGCCCGTCATTGAAGAAAGCAACGGGTATACACTTGCCATTGTCGCGTCAGATAATTCGCTCATCAGCCCGATGATGTTGGCGCCGTCTTTATTCCCGGCGCTGCGTAGCGCACGGAATAACACCGGCATGGCAGGCACGGCACTGAGATAAAAGGGGAGGTCACTTACCTGGGGCTCATGCACAAAGATCTTCGTTTTGCCATCAGACAAAGTAACCTCTATTGCCCTTTGTTTAACTTCTTCAGTTTCCGACATCTTGTCTCTCCTATTCGGTTTGTGCTTACTGGTTTTCAGCTTCGCCTTGATGCTGCTCTCCCTTTACTTTCTTTCCAGCCTCTTTAAGCGGAGCATAGACGCTCATCTTGACCGCTGCGGCAAGCAGGATTTTCTGCTCATCGTTGAGGTCTTTATCATCCAGGTCGCCAATTGGCAACCCTTGATAATAATGATCGGTCAGTACATGGATATACTTCACAATAGACCACCTTTTCTACGGGAGCGCCAGGATAGCATTGGTGACGAGGATCTTCATGTCGTTGACCAGGGTGGCAGCATCGTACTGGCCTTCGAGCTTGACCGTGATGTACTGGGCGCCATTCTTGTCTGGATAGAAGCTGATGTCATCAGCCAGGACACCGACAAAGTCGATCTCGGCGATCTTGGCTGCGCTGGTGCTTTTGAGCTGGACGGCTACCCCGGTATTGCCAAAGAAGTTTGTCTGAACCAGGGCGCGCACATAACTGTTGTAAAGCAGGTCCAACGTCAAGACCGGCTTCATGCGCTCAAAGGTGTAAATGGTCGGATAGAGCTGGCCGCCAGTGTACTGGGGTTTGATACCCGTTTCGATGTCCAGGTCAAACTTCAGCAGCGTGCCTGGCAGATCGGTGGTGCCCATCACAGTGCCCTTCGGATCAATGGCACATGCGGTTGTACCCATAAGGATGGCTTCGACAGTCCGATCGGCGATGCTCTTGGTGATGGCCTTGCTGGTCGTACCGGTGGCCGCACCAATAATTGTACCGACAGCTCCTGTGATGGTGAAGATATAATCATCAATCCGCACTACCGGCCAGGTGCCATTGGCATTTGTGTTGAGCAGGTGCCCTTCGATAAAGACAGTGTCCCCGGTTACCAGCCCATGTTCTGTGGAAGTGGTGATCTGGATCGGCGTGGCGAAAGTGGAGCTGGCAATGGGCGCCAGGGTTGGGAAGCTCAGGGATTTGAAAAAGCCTGAGAAGTCCAAATCCCACCATTTTTCTGCTTCGGCTGAGATCTTCACTTTGTTGAAGATGGCACCGTGAGCAAAGATGGATCCGTTGTTGTACCCATATTCGATGGTGTACGATTGTGGTACGAAGACGGCGGTAGTGGGAGCCACATAGGTTCTGAGATACGGAGGGCCGGCACTGGGGGCAACCATGCCAAGCGCAGACTCCAGAATGATAGGCAGGTCTTCGTAGGTGGCAAATCCTTTCATGGTAAGCTCGCCACCAGATTTGACAATTGCAGCGTAGAAGTTATTTTGCAGACTGCCCCTCTGCTCCACGAACAGGTTAGGTTTGTAGTACGGCTTGATGGCCGGATTCGGATCCACTCCCATCCAGGCCGCCGTTGCATAACCCTTTGTACCCCAGACGGTTTCCTTAAATGCTTGTACTCTCTTCAGAGCACTGGTCAGGGGGTTAATAATTGATACAGGCATGGTACACCTTATCCTTTCATCGGCTGGGCGTAACGCTCACGCACAGTAAGGGAAAATTCTATAGCCAGGTAAGTGACATCGTTCATTTCGATATCGCGCATCTTCCAGGCTTTGATCTTAGCGTCAACGACGCTGGGTATATCGACGGCAAAAGTGGTCGGGTGGGACAGCTTCAGGTGCATGGCAAAGGTGGCGTAGACCGTATCCACCCAGAGAGCCGTGTCCCAGATTCCCCACTTCAGATCTGCGTGTCCTTCTCTTCGCTCCACACACAAGAGCATGTCAAACTGGGAGTCGCGTGCTTGCTGCCCAGTCCCAGAAGGGGGATTGCTCCCTGCAGCTCCGATGTCACTGATGCCTTGTTTTATCTCGTTCACAAAGAACGGGCACAAGGCACTGGACGTTGTGCTGGGGTGGAAGGGCTCGGCATGTATAACGCCAGGGCGATCCATCCCAGGGACAGTGATAGTCATCTGCAGCTCAGCCAGGCGCCTGGCAATATCCACCAGGGTGCTGATACCGGCAGGGAGTAACTGATTTCCTGGCAACAGGGTTGGATCGCTCACGACCCACCCCTCGACCAAAATATAGAGTCGGCTTTAATGTCAGGCGGGATGGAAAGCGGAATGTCGACAAGTCCCAGCAGCGGGTTCTTGACGATCCCCAGCGGGGCTTCCCTGGTCAACTTCCACACCCACCAGGCCAACCGTGCGATATGCGCCTTCAGCGCATCCGGGGTGGTGACATAGCCGGCGGTGTAAGTCCACTTGGCATAGAGCTGTCCAACAGAAGCACACATCAGCGGGGGAGTTGGTTTGATGAGCACATCCCATGAATTGGGTCGGGGGGGGGTTGTTGCAGCTGGCAGCAGGATCCCATTTGTGGCGTCCCAGGTGATGTCTGTCCAGACACTCTCACCAAAAAACACGTTCATGGTCTTGACGGCAGTGACGGCAGTGACCGGCCCGCCTTCGAGAGCGGTCAGCCGCATCCATCCGTTACTATCCACGAAGACAATGGACGGAGCGACCAGGATATAAGTCTGCTGGTCGAAGCGACAGCCGCAGAGCTGCTCCCATTGTGCCTCAGCTCGGGCAATAGCCTTGCCCATCTCTGAGTCGTTTGGCAGATTGGTACTGGGGTCGATGTCCAGACCCCACCCCTTCAGCTCTGCAAGAGTGAGATAGCGCCCGTCACCAGTTGCCACGGCTTATCCCTTTTTGGTTTCCTTCTTTACGGGGATCTTTTTCGCCGGGACGGTTTTCTTCTCAGAACGTCCTACGGGCATTTTTGCAGGTGTCGGCTGAATGGGTGAGCTACTTTCAACCAAGAACGCCTCAACTGCCTGTTTCGAGGCCTTTTTGACCCAATTGGTGATACCAAGTTGCTTCTCGGTGAAGTAAGTCCCGTCGTTAAGATTGGCAGGATCATAGAGAGTGACCAGGCAGTGGTCGCTTGGCATGACCCTCACCGACGTGACAGCCCATGTCTTGGGTGACCCATCAAACTGGATCAGATCATCAGGTCCGAGCTTTTTTACGTCTTCGAATTTAATCATTGGAAATTCCTTTCCACAGCCCTGGTGGCGTGGGCACACCACCAGGGCAAAGGAGAGACGGTCAAGCGGCCGCGGAGGTCACGGCTGCGAGAACCTAAAGTTACACAACCCGGATGCCGGAGATGGAAGCCTGGGCAAGAGGGTGGTAGCACTTCAGCGTCTGAATGTCAAAGACGGTGAAGGGGAAGCTGACTTGCGCACGTCCAAGCTCGAAGTAGGTGTAGGGGACCTGCACGTCCAAAGCAAAAGCCTTGCCTTTGCGGGCGTAGGCGTAGGGGATGTTCTCGGAGAGGAACAGGATTTTCCCATCTTCCATGTAGGGGTGAGCCCACAGGTCGATGTTCTGTTGCTGGCCGGCCATCGAGCTGGCAAACTTGTTGGTGTATCCGCCGATATACAGGCCACCAACAATGTTGCCCTGCTCTTGCTGATTGAAGTTGAAGTGCCACATCGCGCCAGTGTTCATGCTGGCGAGGATGTTGCCGATGTGGGTGACGGTGGCGGAGCTGGCAACCATCAGCGATGGGCTGGTGTGCCATACTTTCCAGAGCGACTGCAGGATCGAGTCGATCTCGGCAATGCCAGTACCTGCAGCGGTCAGGTAGGCGCCGTCTTGGTCGATGCCGATCTTGGTGCCCAGAGCCTGACCATACATAGTCGGCTTCTCGCACCAGTTGATGATTCCGTCAAAGATCAGGGCATTGGCGGACACATCGGCGACGGGCGGAACCGGCGCCGTGTTGACGCCGACGGCGATGATCTGGATATGATTGACCGTGACGTAAGTCTGACCAGTCGGTACAACGATCGCCGTTCCGAAGGCAGTCAGGTTACCAGTCTTGTAGCGCAGACTGGTGACGGGCACCAGATACCAAGCACCGGAGGTGGCGGTATCTTCGCAGTAGACCTTGTAGCCCACTGCTCCAGGCACAACCGGCCAGCTCACGTCCAAGAAGTCGCAGTCGCCACCAGGAACGACGACGGTGATCGAAGCACTTGGCAGGCTTTCGCCCAAAGTGCTGTTTGCTACAGCGTTGGCGATGGCGCCTTGCTGGGTGATGGCCGTCACTTTGAAGTGCCAGTTGCCAGCCGCAAAGGTGTTGACTGCAGTGGCGGTGGAGGGCGACCCAACAGGGACGGGCGGGGTCAGGGCAACGGAGTTGCCTGACAGAACGTTCAGTTCATCGTGTTTGATGAGCGTGCTCAGGGCGATGGAAGTTTCGATGGCAAGGGCGTCATCGTAGCCCTGGGATTGCACCACCGCCTGGAAGGTCGGGTCACCGCGTACCGGCTGGTAGCGGTAGTTTGCAGCGACGGTCACGGCCAGCGGTGTGGTGTTCGCACCGACGGCAGCTTCGGCTGCTCCCTGGTTGGTGGCAAAGGCATAAGCTCCGAAGCCAATCTGCATCCGCCACTGAGCGGTCGTGGCGCCGATGGCTGGCTTGTCAACCGAAACACGGTTGCGCAGGCCGGCGAAGAATGGCAGGAGCAAGGCCGCTTTGGATTCGAGGTTGATACCGACGAACCCGGAGGCGGAGGTCAAAGTTTTCTGCAGCTCACCAGGGAGTTGAGATCCCATTGTGAGTGCTTCGAGGTTGGCGAGATCTGGGATAATCATGGTAGCGTTTCCTTTTCTTAGATCAATAGGTTACAGATGAGAGTCCGTCTTCTGGGTTACAGGGGCGGATTGTAGATCTGGTGGCTGCGGACACTGATGCGCCCGTCGTCAACCAGGGCTTTGATGAACAGCTCTTGGGCTGCGTTCTGAAGCTGGGCTGGTGTCTTGCCGGTCTTCTCAATGGCCTTTTTCAGACCAGTGATCGGATCGGAGGTCAGCATCTTCGCCAGATCGCTATCATCGCTTCCGTTCCCGACAATGGCCTGGAGGTCACCGGCGGGCAGGTTCTTGGCGACTAGCTTCTCTTCCGGCGCTTTAATTTCCACTGGCGCAGCGTGAGTGGCTGGCACAGCTTCGACGGCGACGGGGGACTCGTCCTTTTTCAGACTCTGTGCAAGAGCCTTGACCAACCCGGTCAATTCCAGGATCTGCTTCTGGCATTGTTCGTACTCGGATTCGCCTGTGGTCGAAGCCTGCGGGGTCTGCGGCGTGCTGGAAGTGGAGGGCGTCTGCGGCTTGTCAGGCCCGGCACCAGGGGTGGGGGCTGCAGCCTTCATCGTATCCACTTTGGCATCGTCGGTCGGCCCGTGAGGGTTCTCTTCCAGGGTGGCCGGCTTGGCAACATCGGTGGCCACATCGACGGCGGACAACGCCTGCATCAGCAGGTCTTGTGCCTTCTGTGGATCCGATTGAATGGCCTCGACAGCCCCGTTCATGGCAGCCTTGACATCCGCCAGGAGGGAGCCAACGTCGGTGCCTTTGGCAAGTTTGATTTCCATTTTCGTACCTTCCTTTTTTTTATTGATTAGCTTCTCCTCGGCGGAGAAGACATACGTTGTGCCAGCGGATTTCGAGACGATGGACGCAATCCGGCGTCCCAGAACATTCCACTCGCGAGGGTTGTATTTCGACCTGGAGCTGCCCTTGTTGAATTGATCGACTGCAGTCTCGCCTGCGATTTTTGAAAAGCAGGGGTACTGCCAGTTCGCTGGGTCCGCATAGGCAGCGGGATCTTGCGGAGCCACAGCAGGCGGGGTCATCGGTTCGCCTTCGCGCCGGGCTATCCCGACACGCGTACCGCGTGCTGTAAGTTCATTCAGCACCTGGTCACGGTCAGCCGTCTCAGCCTTCCTGACCTGGTCGAGCTTGTCGACACCGGCGCTAAACTCACGCACTACCGCCTGAAACTCATCCAGCCACCCAGGAGGGTTAGCCGGGTCAGTCGTACTTTTTACGCCGGCAGGTTCAATGCCGTGGCTGGCTGAAATATTAGCAGCAGCCTGGTCGTCACCTTGCTCTCCGATTAGAACTCTTGCTTCGCTTTCCCCGGAAGCAATTACGTCAGCTCCCCCAGGCGCAACAGGAGCAGCTATCTTTTCCACCGTAGCACCTGCAAACTTGCGGAGCTCGGTGGTACCATCTTCCTTGATAAGCTGGAAGACAGCCGTCTGAATACATGGCGCGTCCACCAGACTGATTTCGCTGGGCTTGGCAGTGTAACGGATGCCACCGCCTGGATCAAACCATCGCTTTGCGTAGCTGCCGCCGACTGAGAAGCCGGTATAGACACCTTGCATGACCTTGCCCCACTCTTCGTCATCGGCTACGAAGGCACCGATGTCGATGGCTTTATCCTGGTCGTTGAAGTTGATGTCGATTAGTTTTCCTGCAGCAATCGTTTTGTGCATCGCACGGAGATTGCCTTTGCTTTTCCCCCCAGAGCGACGGTATGCGTCCTCGCTCCACTTCTGGAATAACGGCTTCGAGGATGCATAGTCCATGATTTCGTCGGCACCGTCCAAAATCTCATGGGCGCCACGCCCCCAGACTTCCCGCTTGACCATGTCAACCTTCTGGATCGGAATAAAAAGAACCTGGTCTTTAATTTCAGTCGCTTGCTTCATAGTCGACAATTCCTTTTACACAACCTTTGACAACTTCATCGATCAGCGCTTCGAGCTTGCCTTCCCATATCGAGCCCTGGCTGGTCATTGAAAAGATCATGGTCGGCACGTTCCTGGATCCATGCCCTGCAGCCCGTGGAGACATATTCGGATTAAGCAGGCTGACATTTCCTGTATTATTCCAGGCCATCACGTGCCCCGGTCGAATTGGCTGGCCGGTAGGTCCGTGGACGCCCGTGCCGCGCAACAGGTACGCAAGGTAAAAAGTGCTGATGAAGTCTACTTCCACACCTTCGCCCTTGGGGAAGATGAAGTTGCTTTTGTCGGCCAGGGTGCCTGTGCGAGCGTAGGTGGACCAGGTCGAACCCGTGGAGCCGTAGTGTGATCGCTGCAGGTTCTGGCGCCATGCAAGGCCGGCGCCTTCGAGCCCCGCTTGCCAGCGCTTCTTTGGATTCTCTAGCCACGCCTTCTTGGTCACCGTAAATTCGACTGAGATCGGCACGCACTTGTCACCTTTACAAACAAAAAACCGGTGTCGTTTAGACACCGGCGCTCGTCTCGGATGGTTGCCGCTCACGTTCAGCGGACTGCTCAAAACTTGTATGCTTATTCTATCACAAAAGAGATTATGTTTTCACGCCAAATTGAATTGCTCGCGCCAGGCTGATTTCGTGATAGCCGTCCCCGTCCAGGAGCCCGGATGCTTTGAAAATGACATCATCGTCTTTGACCCAGGTCTTGGTCGCCTTGACCCATCTCTGAGAGATAAGCGGCAAGGGCGGCTCCTGGATCCTGGCAACGGTCAGGATTTGATCGTAGGTGGGACTCTTTGGATTAGTGTCATAAATCCCGTAGTATCTCAATTCAAACCTCCTGCTCCGGCTGGCATTAGAAAGCCGTTATAGTTTCCAACCATATCTGAGTACATCTTTGCCTGTTCGACCTCATCAGTAGACTCCCTGAAAGCCGCATATATCAGATGGTTGGTCTCTTTGATCTGCAGCGATTCGGATGTATGGAATTGTAACTCAAAAATCGAGCCCGTCGAGGTGCTTTTCCAGACAGTGTTGACCCCCCGGTAAGGGCCCTGGCTGTCAAAGTAATTTATATACTTGTGATCGTACCGTTCGTAGCCAGCAGCTCTTAGCGCCGCCTCGGTATCCTGGACGCTGGTACCAAAAGAGCCGCTTTCAAAAAGCATGGTATAGCGGATCCCGTCCGTAATCCTGGCCTCAGCCTCCAGTGGAGTAATCCCCTTCTCTTCAGCCTCTGCCAGGATCTTGCGCTCCATCGACTCTTCGCTTTTCAGTTTGTTTTCCAGGCCAGACATCTGTCCGCCTGAAGCAGCAGCTATTCCCTGCAGGCTGCTGGTTATCCCCGGCTCACTCTTGGCATCCGCAGCGTACCGACTGGCAGTCGCACTACGAGCTTCACTGGCCGCTCCCCCGGCTGCTCCCCCACCTTCCACCCAGCGCCCTTTCTCGTCACGCTCCACGTCCTCAGCCCACTTTGTTAGCCACTTTTTCAGGTCGGTTACTTCCACGAATTTGTGGAAGGTGGTGTTGATTCTCGGCTGGTTAAAACCAGTAATTTCGAGCTGGGTGGTCGATGGCAGCCCAGCGTCAAGAAGATACCCAGCCGCCCTGAAGACATTGTTATAGGCAGATTCTTCAGACCACCTACTGCTTCCCGTAATATCTGGCTCCACGAACCCGGCGAAACTGAGATCACATGAATACCCTTTTTGCCCGTCAGTGACTTGGTCGATGAAACGGCAGCCATAATCCACATTGGCAGCCACGTCAGCGATTGCCAGCATCCTGGCGTGCTCGATATTGGCTTCGCTGGCAATTATCATGCCTTTGACTGGGTCCTTCAGGCCAACGAAGACCGTGTTGTACTTTTCAACCATGTGGCTGGCATCGTGGATCTCGTCAACCGTGTACCTTCCCTCCACGCGCCCAAGCACTTTATTCTCTCTGCCCAGGCCAATTCTTCCTGGTCCAACCCGTCCCTCACCATCCCCACCAGCCCACCTGCCCTTCTCATCCCGCTCAACATCTTCCCAGCCGCCCTTTTGCATAGGTGCCCTGGCAGCCAGCTCCAGGCCATTCTCATCGGCGAACAAAACGCCGCAGCGACAGTTCTTTACGATAAGATTGTCGATGGTGTATAATTCATAATTACGACATTGGAGGTCGTAGACATGGCCGCTAAAATCATAATGCCGAATAGAAACAATCTGGTCAGACGCTACCAAGCTGGAGAATCTGAGAACAAACTGGCGGGCGAGCTTGGGGTCGATCGGGAAGTTATCGGGAGAATCTTGCGAGAGGAAGGGATACAACGAAGATCCCAATCCGAAGCCGAAACCATTAAGTGGAAACGCATGAGCGCCTGGCAAAGAGCAGAACAAGTCAAGGCTGCCCACAAAGCTGCCAGTGGAAGGATGCGGAGCATTGAAGAAAAAACTATTCATGCGCTCGGCGTAGAACGGTGCTTCGATCCTGCCAGAGCCCCTGCTGCCGAAAATATCCTGGCCGGCTGGCTGCGCAAGCGTGGGCTGGCAATCACCCAACAGAAGGCGGTTGGAATATACAATCTCGACATAGCCATCGAAACTTCCATCGCCGTGGAATTGTTTGGGGGCAGCTTTCACAGTAGTGGAAACCGTGCCAAAAGATTCTTTGAGCGAAGCAAATACCTTCTCGATAGCGGTTGGCACTTGATTATAATTTGGATTGATGGTTTGCACTATCCGCTGGATGTCTGTTGCTCTGACTATCTGGTCACCTTTGCACAGGAGCTTCGCACGCATCCATCCCCGCGTGGTCAATATAGGGTGATTCTCGGTAACGGACAACCTGCTCCCGTTTGCCGTTCTAAATTCAACGACAGGTCCAGTATAGAAAGACTTGGTTGCGGCTAGAATATCGGGAGCAACGACTTCATTCCCCGGCAAAATACAATTCGGGTGACTTGCTTCCGGTGGCATTGGCTCGCCCCGATCAAACACCTGCCCATCAAGCTCGGAACATTGCTCACAAGTTAGCCAGTCATCAAACGAGTCCCAAATGAATTTAGTAATCCCGTACTCCCCCATCTGCTCGTCAGCCACTTCTGAAGCGACGTATCCCATCTCGGTTGTGGCGATCAGCGTCGCCCTGGGCTCGTCGAAGTATTCTTCCAAGTTCTCAATGAGCGTAGGCAGACCAGCATCCGTGTTGAACCAGTCGCTGATAGCCTGCAGGGTATTGTCGCGGGTGGCTTCCGCAATGTTCTTGATCTGCCTGCCCGTGCGTGCCTGGTAACGGTCAATGACCATCTGCAGATCAACAATAAACTGGGGATATCCCCTGCTCATCCAGATTACGTTTTCGATGGATCCAACCTTGTCCGCCCCATCCATCAGCGCCAGGATCAACTCTTCCGTGAAGACGTCTATCCAGTCATTCCAGCCGGTGTTGCCTGGCTGAATGGCGCCTGGCAGTGGATCAGCCTTTGTAAACTTCCGCATCCGTTTGCGAAAGTTACCTTTCCGTAGCTCGCGCTTCAGGGAACGAAAACGGGACTGTAGCTGGTCGACCACCAGTTGGGTGATCTTCTTCTCGGCTGCAATCCTCGTTTTCTTAATTAGACGGCGGCGCTCGACTAAGCGCATTCGTTTCCTTAGAGCAGGAACAGTGCAATAGTCAGGCAGCAAAATCCGCCCGGCGTCCAGGAAACTCTCGGCGACGGAACGCGGAAGAAGTCCAGGGCAAAGAAACTGGCCGCCAGGACAAACAAGATCAATTGTATGGTACTCATGTTTTAGGCTCCTCTTTAGGTACATCCTTCTTTTGAATTTTCCCGACGCCGGCACCCCGTACCTTCTTGATCTTCTTAGCCTTGGGGCTCAGCGCACTGCCCGCATCGGTGATATTTCCACTGGAGTCGATCCCAGTGTTCTCGTTCTTGGTCTTCGCATCACCAGGAATGACGCCGCTCTCTAACAGCTCTTCAGCTCGGCCATGTGCCAGGTCGCAGGCTTCAGATCCAAGTAGATCCCCGATGTCTGTCCAGGTGGCCACATCCCGTAGGCAGTGCTGGATGGCCTTCCTGCTCTCATCACTGAGTGTCATGCCTTTCATCGCATCGACAAACGGAGACCGGAAGTACAAGTCAGTCGCAGGGAACCCCAACCCGTTATCTATCAGGATGATGCGCTTTACATCGTCTGGATGGGTGAAGAAGTTGCCGGCGTGCCGGTCGGTCTGCTGCATGATGTAATCCAAAACAGCAGCCCGTTCGACCCAGGCAGGATCATACTGGCTGATGTCAGTGGCCGGCTCATTCCCCATCACGTAGAACACGGCGGCACCTTGTTCGTCGTTGACTTCGGCGACGTAAGCCACTGGTACCATAAAGAAGTGCAACGACCGATCGAGCAGATAAGCAGCTTCTTCTCTGGGGTACTGGGCTCCCCCCATTCGCTCTTTGAGCACTTCTTTTTCTCCGCCCTCTGGCTTCCACAAAGCCGGGTGCGGTTCTATCCCATCAGGTGCCATAGCAACGATTTCTACCTCGTTGGCATGGTTGTCGTTCGGAAAGTCCAGGGTGGCTGCCCGTGCGATCGGCGCCTGGTAGTATTCGTCATCTTCCTGGCACACACCACAATGCTTCTGGAGCTCGGCCTTGCCAAGCCCTGGCTGCTCCCCCATCAGGGCGTCGACAAACTCGTCGATCGTAGCGTCGTCAAGATCCTTGACACTGGCGAAGACTGCAGTGCCACGCTTCTGAAGTGCCTTACCCATGCCGCTGCCTCCCGTCGGTACGTCGACGCCGTTGGCGATATCGTAGACCGCTTCCTGGTTGTTGCTAGATCCCATTTCCATTGCTGCTTGCTTGTCACCTTCCCAGACCGACACGTCCAGGGCGAACCAGTTATGGTCGCTGCTGAACCAGCCTCCCAGATAGTGATTATCCAGCTTCAGCAAACCGGCGTTTGCGGCTTTGAATTGACGCACCGCTGCAGTGAGCTGATTCCGGCTGGTCTTACCAGGGAACGTCTTGCCTTGCTGCGGATAACGTGAGACCATGTAACCTTTTTGCGGAGGATCCCCGGCCCTCCCCAGGACCTTCGAAGTGAAGCCGCCGCTCCGTAGTTTCCCGGCTATTTCCCTGGCAGATCCACCCCCATATTGCCAGCGCCCATGATCATCGCGCTCTACTCCCTCGTAGCCTGCTTTTTCCAGGCCATCTCTCAGGATCAGCGCCGAGATCCACTTCCTCAGGTCGGTGATCTCCAGGAGTTTATGGCTGTCTGTATTGATTGCTGGGACATACATGGTCGAGATGCGTATCGGCGTTCCTTCTGGTAGGCCGGCGTCTGAAAGCGTTTGTATTGCGCCCAAAATATTAAAAATGGCCGTGCCCTCATCTTCGGCGTTCCTGACAGCAACGCCGCCAAAAGATGTATTTGCGGTTATTGTTCCCGCGGTTGGATCTGGCCCTATGAGACTTTGACCGATATAAAGATGTGCATAAGAATCCAGGTCACCAGGCAGTTTCCCTCCCCTCAGTATTCCTGAGTGACTGGCGCTTTCACCGTTGGAAGCTACGATCATGCCTCTTGTCTCGCTTGTAATCCCTACAAGGGCGACCCTGTAATCTGCTGCGAAAGTTGACGCATCCTCTACGCGATATATCTCCGGGTTCTTTCCGCTCGGATTTCCCGCATAGCTAATGTCCCCGATCTTCTCTCGGCTTGGCTTGCCTGCAGCAGCAGATGCATTTGCTACCGTTACGCCGGCTGCCCTACCCCACTTTGACCCCCCCGGTAAAGGGCTCTGGTAGGTGCCGCCCCCACCTGGCAGCCACTTGCCGTCCGGCCCTCGGCCAGTACCCTCAGCCCATTTAGTCAGCACCAATCTTACTTCATTTTCTGGCAAGAAAAGAAAACGCTTGAAGTCTTCTGGATATTCCCGCCGCATAACTGCAAAAGTGAGGACTTGTTGCTCAGCTTGCAGGTCGGCGCTCTCTTCAGAGGAACTGCCAGAACCTTGCGCCTCACTCACCGCATCCTGCATCTCACGAAGCCGCGCGGTGGGATACTGGCTGGCATACTCTTTCGCTTTACTCTGAATCTGCCGAGGCCCTAGCTTTCCGTGCCCCTGGGCACGACTGATTGCATTGCTGACCTTGGAAGAACGACCTATCCCCCCACCCGCAGCCCTGTTTGCGCCAGCCC